CTCCGAAGGTATCCCAACAGAGCAATCCAGAGCCGAACGGTAGTGTCGGAAGCTTTAACCGGGCTTCAGACACTATTGTCCTCTTAAGGTAATCAGCACTGTTCAAATAACCTCCATTATGGAAATTATTTCTTACAGCGACTGATGAGCCTATCGACTCTGGTCGACCTCTATCAGGGAGAGTTAGAAAGTAAATCGGGGTCACGTCGTGACCGTCGAAATACTCTCCACCGCATGACTCGCGGAACATTCCTGTCCCAAAAGTCTTATTGCGGTTAACCTTGAAATCAAGGTAACTCATTAATCCCTGGAAGAGCATACCTGCATCTTTGGGAATGATTATATCATCCCCAAAGACGAGGACCTGACTTTTCAGGTCAGACAGGTTCTTAAGTGTTGGCTCGAGTTTCCGAACATAAAGAACGGAAGCAAGAGCACAACCCAAGAAAACCAAAGTCTGAACAGGAAATGTCAACGCAGAACCCATAGTGGAAAACTTCTTCAAGAGTATATACTCTTGAAGAGTTGGATCTATGTTCTGACGCAAGATCCTCGTACGACAAGCGTAGAACTGGGTCAAGAGCGATTCATTCTTTCGAAAGAATCTCTCAACAACCCAGCAGCTAAGCCTATCGGACGCATCGGACAAATCAATTGTCCAATGGCTTCCACTTTGAGAGGCTTGTCGAGCTAACCTCTGGTTAAATGTTTGGTCACGAAAGTGAACAAACTTAGATAACCAAGAGTTATTCACTCGATCATCGATAGCTCCCTTAAGGAGCTGCTGTATCCATTGATGAGCAGTTGGCTCAGAGGCGATTAGCCTCGGAGTCTTCTGCGTCTTTGGAACAGCAATTAACTTAGACATTGGTTCACGGTTAATGAACCGGCCTTGATGTTGATTATCGATTAGGTCGTCAACCCATTGGCTATAATTCGCGTAAGCGAAGTCAGCCATAGGGAAAACTTCCTCAAGCCTGTCGGACCAGACTGGAAACTCATACTTTGAGTTTCTCCTAAGGTCCGATACTGCACCAGGTCCATGCTTGCAACGCCAGTCATAGGGGTTAATAACCCCGATGGTAGCCGAGATGATGTCAGACACGCTGTGTAAGACATCACCCAAGCCATTTGGCAAGCGCTTCTCGTAATCATGTGGGAAGAGCTCTAACTGGCCGTAGGGCCGAAAGCTTGCGTGATCCCCGTCTTCAAAGCGGAGATCACGGGCTCGGGCACTACGGAACCAAGAAGTGTTCCAACCACAAACAGGATTACGAAGAGAAGCTTCGACTTGAAAGAAGTTCCGGACACTTTTAAAGGTTCGGACATCTTCACACCTCAATTTAAGCTTCTTAGAACAGTAATACAACTGCCTAAGAGCCCGAATTGCTTTGTGATCACAAGTCGGTGCAAGCACTCCGTCACTCTGGAATACTCGTAGAAGTAGTCCCCGGAATAGTCTTGGGATTACTCCTCCTCTTTTGAAAGGCCTCATATGAGGCCCATCAAATCGGGAAAGACGAGACAGGGATAAACACTGATCAAAGTGTTTTCCTGCTTCGACCAGATCTAAGGTGACAAACCTTAGACCATGGTTTTCCAGAGCAGAGCAGAGTCGCATATAGTCTCGACTAAGCTCACGACGTAGCTCAGGCATCTCAACGGACAGATCAAGAAAGATCTGCTCATAGAGGTGTTGTATGTAAGTGACATGCCGTTTAGTCATAGCAATCTCCTTCGAGGTTGTTAATGACGCATGGCTTGTCTCAGCACTGTCCGCAAAAGCGGCCCCAATTAGGAAGACTGAGCTTCCGGGTAAGGAATTGTTAAGATTCCCAGCCCAGAAGTTTAGCGGCAATGCCGCCGGCTTTTACCATGTAAAAGCTCATGGCTTCCGAAACGTCGATCACATCTGACGCCGTGTCACTCACTGAGTGACGAAGCGTGTAGATGATCTGCGACCTCAACCCAAGCGGGTAGGTGGTGGTTGGCTTCAAGTATCTCTCAAACGTCACAGTGTGACGTTGAAAGTCTTGAGTACCAGCCTTCACCGTATCGTTAGAGTGGCGCACGGTTGCACGCCACTGAACGGTTGCTTCATCGAGAAAATATTCCGATGTATAACCGTCCTGGTTGATCAGAGGTAGGGTCTTGGCGGTTCCACCGGAACCGTCAAGAGTAATCACAAGTGTTGAACCAAGCATTCTTACATACTCCTTGTCGCTAGGCCATCACGAGGCACGATGCTTCGTGATGAACAAAGCGCCAAGGATGGACATCTGGTATTTCGAAAGAAACGGAATACCAGCCGTGAGTGTAGCATTTACGACAGACCTTCTTTTGGTCTCGTAAATCATGGAACCGCCTCCGCCTCCGAGATCCGTATTGGAATCGGTGCGTTGGAAATCACGCTTAGCCACAGAGTGCGTCATGATACATGGCGTACTATGTGTACAAGGAACAATGTTGTTGTAGGCTACTAAGTAGTCGCCAACATCACTGAACCAATCGACCAACCACGTCCAGGGAATTGCTTCCCAGACCGCAGATGGGCTAAGCTCGGCACCGAAAACCAAGCGTAAAGCTTGATTTCGGATGTCGGATTCGTCTCGAGGGGGTAAGGTAGTAGGGAGCCAACGAATGGATCCCCATTTCCTTGATTGCATCGAAACACTTATTTTATAAGTGTTCGTTGTACCCGACCAGATGCCTTCGGTGTTGAAAGACTCCGTAGACTCTTGGTTGACCCTATCGAGTTCGCGCTTCCTGTGTAAGCCACCCTTCTCATAGAGGTTATGAATTTCCTTAGCGCGTTTATTGACGCGGTTTTGGAAATCTAACATCTTTCGAACGTCGCTGATTAGTGGTTTCCATCCAAAATTCCAGGAGAGGTAAGCACCTGCTCCTTTCTTAAGGATGGTATCACCAGCCAGTTTGACGAGTTTGGGTGTGTCCTTCAGATCCACAATATTCTGAAGATTGTTTACGTCATACCGATTGGGGCTCGTTCGAGCTATCAATTCGGCTGCGTAAGCACTATCAGACTTGGGATATGTTGGCAACGGTATAACGCCATACTGTGAAAACGAAGAGCTGGACTTGTAATTGGTAGCAACAATTTTAATGTTGATACCATTCCTAGTATAGCTCCTGGTTCCATTAAGAGGTTCACGCTTACGACAATCAATTCGGGAAACCGAAAATGAATTGTCATAGAGGTGATCATTAATGAAATCATCGCAGATAGATCGATAAACAATTGTCGCACCCCCATCAACTTGATGGGACGACAATGAACCATTTTGGTAGACATCTAATGTTCCACCAGAAGGGTTGATCAACTGCGTTCGTGATCTTCCTGACATTATACTTGCTCACAGCTACACAATTGAGACACAAAATGTGCGAGCTCATGCTCGGTGGCTAGCCCAAGGGCTAG